AGCTTTGCGTCGTGTCAAAATGAGCGTTCTGGCTAGGTTGCGTAACAAACTGTTCCAGTCCACCTTTTCTGACCGTGCGAAACGAGCTTTTGCGAAGGCTATCCAGATCGACATTGGGCCTTCATCGCTGACCATCTCTTCCACCCATCCTGGTTTCACCAACATGATGCGTGGCCGCAAAAAGCAGCAGATGAAGTGGTTGGTGAAGGCTCGCGCTCCTATCCCAATCATCACGGAGAAGGGCGAACTCATCTTTCGATCCGCGACACCTAAGTCAATGCGAGATGGCAAGTGGGTACATCCTGGACGTGCGCCTTATGATTTTGTAGAGAAGGCCAAAGAAGAAGCCAAACAGCAAATTCGCAAAGCCATGATTGCCGAGATACGGAAGTCGGTGGAATCCGCTTCGAGAGTGCGTAAAATTAGGCTTTGAGGAAGGTACCCAGATGAATAATGGAGATCTCATTGTATGTGGAGTCAGCGAGGACACTCTGGTCGAAGACATTGGAGTAATGGTACCTAAGGGGGATGCTGTTCCCATCCAAGGGCACTTGGCCAACAAGTCCAAAGACCTCTGGCGTCTACTCTCCCAAAGCGTCATTTTCAGGTTGAACGAGAACAGTCTTTTGCGTGTGCGGCCTCGGGTGGAGCCTGAAGCAATCCCTGTGCAAAGTCTTGCTCTTCAAGAAGAGCGAGACCAGCTCTCCGTGGAAGTGCAGGAACTCCGATCCAAACTGTCTCGCATTAGGTCTGAGAATCAGACGTTGAGAACTGAAGTGGAGCAACTTCGGGAGGAAAAGTCCGGCCTCACAGAGGAGTTGAGCACTTTACGCTCATCTTTGGTTGGGCATTCCGAGCATGCGTCCAAGCTCGATGCACTCATTGAGCTTGTGAAGTCTCGCCCCGTGGTTCTGGCTGGCGGGTCAATTTTGAGTGTTGTGGACGAGGAGGAGTCAGACGACTCTATTCCTCTCTACATCCCGTCCCAGATCAAATCTGATTCGCCGGCTGACAAGAAGGTCTCCCTGAAAGAGGGTGCTAGTGACGTGTCTAGTGTCTCGGACGCGTCCAAAGCTCTCAAAGGGATGCGTCGCAAGGCGCAGTCTCAATAAGCCCCTACTCCACTTAAGATGGAGCCTTTACGATGACAACACTGCGTGAGAAGACCTCTTCGCTGGTCGACCGTACGGCCGCCAAGACACACAAGATGGCCCAGGAGCCGCAGTTCATTGCGAGTCCTGACTCCCCTGATATGACGTCTGCCTCATCTACAGATGCCACACAGGTGATCTGGCAGGATCCTTCGTCGTATGATCCGTATCTCCATGGGCCACCTTATTTGCCCTCCGCTCGCATCAAAGCTGCGTCGGAGGTGTTCAACGCGGTGAATGCCGCTCGGGGGACTGAAACAGCTGGGCTGTTGGTATTTCTACGCGCTGTAGCGATGGTGCACCAGACCCATCATTGGGTTACGACTGGCCCATCTTCTTACGCCGATCACCTTTTGTTCGAGCGGCTTTATAACGACATGCTGCCCGAGATTGACGCTATCGCAGAGCGGACGGTGGGCGGCCCAGGGTCAACTCTGGTGGGCAACTTTCGTGAGCAAGCCGAGGGTGTCGTGAGAGTTCTTGACACCCTCGGTACTCCTGCAGAGGACGCTCTAGGGATGGTGCAGAAGAGCTTGGAGGCTGAGGAGCTTTTGAGGTTTGGCATCTCCAAGGTAGTGGAGGGCATGCGGGCAGAGAGCTCCCTCAGTCGTGGTACTGATAACTTGATTGCTGGGATTGAGGACAAGCATGAAGAGCACGTTTACTTGTTGCAGCAACGCCTCTCAGAGAGCTCCGCGGTGTAGGTGTAAGTGGAGCGGAGGCTATTGTGACTGATCGGGTACCTGGTGCTGGAATTGATATCGGCACAATGAACATTCTCTCAGCTCGCCAAGAAGGCGGGGCAGTCAAGACCAGACGCGTTCGTGACGCTTTTTTGGATCTCGACGCAGATGCGAAGAAGTCCCTCAAACTGTCGAAGGTGGATTACTACGAGCCTGATTGGACAGATCAGCTCATTGTTGTCGGTGACAGTGCTCTCAGCATGGCGAACCTGTGCAAGAGAGAGGTGCGTCGTCCACTCGCCAAGGGGTTGATCTCGGCCGGCGAGCTCGACGCACAGCGAGTTTTGTCTCACATCATCTACAACGTCCTAGACGTGCCAGTGGTACCTAACGAGCATTGCTACTACAGTGTTCCAGCCGACCCGATCGACATGCCAGATCAGGACGTTGTGTACCACACCGAGGTATTCCGCAAGATCATCGAGGAGTATGGGTACACGGCCCACCCGATGAACGAGGCTATGGCCATCATCTATAGTCAGTGCGCTGACACCAACTTCTCAGGGGTTGGGATCAGCTACGGCTCGGGTATGTGCAATGTTGCCATGTCCTATCAGACGATGATGGGGATGTCTTTCTCTTTAGCGCGAGGAGGAGATTGGATCGACCTGCATGCCTCGAAGGCGCTAGGGACAACGGCTTCTCGCATCTGTTCGCTGAAAGAAAAGGGAGGGTTTGATATCTCGAATCCACCCAAGGACAACCGCGAAGTCGAAGCCGTGGCGTTGTACATTCGGTCTTTGATTCGGTACAGCCTGGAGAAGATCTCTCAGCGCTTCAAGAAGGAGCGCGGCAGCATCGAGCTACCTGAGCCCATCCCTTTTGTGGTCAGCGGGGGTACCACCCGAGCCGACGGTTTCATGAGGGTTTTTGAGGAGGAGTTCGACTCAGTGAAGAAGGGGTTTCCGATTCCTATCTCCGGCATCCGTCGAGCCAAAGACCCAATGACTGCTGTTGCGGAAGGTCTTTTGGTACTGGCTATGCAGGAGCATGAGTGAGGGTCGTCCGAGTAAGGTAACGGCCCTCCTCTAAGGAGGCGCCAATTTATTACTACCTGATATCCTCTCTTAAGCGGCGTCTCATTCTGGAGCTGCAAGACAGCTTCAGTCGTCACCCTGTTTACGAGAAGGTGGTGCCCTTCATACAGAACAAATTTGCCTTCGACGAGCGTCCGCAGTTTGGCATCGTTGTGAAGGGCTCAAGCGCCAACAAAATTCAGCTGAGCAGCGAGAATTTCATTGGCGTGGTGTCCAGCAAAGTCATGTTGGCGAATGTGGAACAGCCCTCCTACCTACTAGAGTGGGTCAAGGAGGACATGGCTGTGCTTCGCGACACGAGCGACGTCATGCCTATCCAGTCGGGTGTTTACGTGCTGGAGTGTTTGACCTCGCCCACTGATCCTGGGGAGTGCGGAACCTTCTCAATCAAGCCTTACCTCACTGTGACGGACGAGCCACTGTTGTTTGTCTCTAGTGGGGTGGAGACTGAAGCCAACCTTCACCAGCCGCCAACTGTTGGGACTTTGAGGTTGTGGGAGAATCGGCACTACTTGTTGAAGGAGGGTCGGGACTACAGGGTCGATTATCGGACTGGGCTCGTGACCCTCACTTATCGACTTAGGGTTGGGTCGATAATTACCGCGGACTACCGGTACGAAGTCGACCCCATGGGGCCGTTCGAGTGGAAGTGGAACACGGCTGACTTCAAAACTTTGCCTGGAGTGATTTTGGCGTTTGGCAAGCGGGGTCGTCCAGGGGACAAGTCTGCTGTTGTTGTCTATGAGGATCGTGTAGACACTGCCAACGCACAAGGGGGCAAGTTCGAGGCGTCGTTCGACATAGACGTCATCGCCACTGACCCGATCCAAATGGAAGAGATCGCTGATTTCGCTGTGATGAGCCTATGGGGAGTCAAACGCTCCCTTCTCTCCTATGAGGGGTTGGAGATCACGGACGTGTCTATCGGAGGGGAGTCCGAAGACACCTACGATGAAAATGCGGACATCTACTACTACATGGCCAGTCTTTCAGTTCAGCTTCAGGCGGACTGGGAAATTCATGTTCCCCTGCCTCTCACCATAAGCCGCGTAGCTGCAACCAACCCGACTCTAGAAGCTCAAGTTGGGGCAGACCGTACTGCACCTTCAGTCTCGGGCATCCAGCCTTTGACTCAAGGCCTATTTTTCTCCACGACACCAATCATCGTGGGGAGGAACAACGCATACGAACGGATTACGTGATGCCCAAATATACATTTGAATGCCCATGTGGACTTCGTTTTGACCGAGTGTTGAAGATGAGTACCCACCCAACGTTCCCTTGCCCTTCGTGTGAAGAGGAGGCACCGCGCCTTTTTTCTGGGGAGGTGTTTGGGTTCGGTTTCAAGACCTCAAGCTCTGATGTGAATGGCTTGTCGCCTTCCAATACTGGAGTGCACGATCTTGATTACCCCTCAGCAGACAAGGCCGTGGGTAGGAGCGCAGAAGCTCGCTGGCAGACTTATCGAGATAGAGATGCCATCAAGGAGAAGGTGCGCAAGAACTCCAAGGTCACACAGCTGACTCGCACTGATGGCGAAGGGTACATGGACTACGCGTCGATGAGTCCAGGTCAGCGTGAAGAACGCAAGAGGCTGGTCAAATTGGCCACGTCCCTGAAAGTACGTTCAAAGACCCAATAATGCTTTCGTCCTCCATCTACGGAGAGCAGGCGAGTCAAGTCCCCTGCAACCCATCCGGCTCACCGGACAGGTCGAGACAACACCCAAATCAAATCAGATCAGATGCCATTTCTTTCTATGTGGTGTTGAGAGGCAAGGCAGCTTCTCAGGGCCTGCTGTGAAAGATGTAGATTGAATGCAGACTTTTGCGTCCTGAACTGAGGAGAACACGCGGATGACCCTCGGCCCCTTTTCGACCTATGTCCCACCTGGTGTTTACACTCGCACGCTCTCGGACGCAAATGTGTCGTCCGTCCTTGCGGGCCTGAGAATCCCCGTCATCATTGGCGTGGGTCAAGAGGAGTTGGAACAGCTCGACTACGAGATGGTTCGAGGTTCTTCTTCCACTCAGGATCAACAAATCTCCAACGAAGATGTGTCTCTTCGTTGGGTTGTCGATGGCTCCAACCCAAGCAACCCCATCCTTGGTGCGAATGATGGTACCCTGACGAGTTTCAGGGTGCGCAATACGCCCATTGTGGATGGCCAGGGGTTTGGCCGTGTTACGAACGACGTCCGTAGCGTCACAGTCACCGTGAATGGTGTGCCTGTGGCTGTCGGGTCGGTTCGTGGCGCGATCGGTGAGGTGATCCTTCAGGTTCCACCTTCGCCGACCGACACGGTTCGAGTGACCTATTTCTTCCACCGGTTCGACACAGCCTTCACGGATGATTTGTCCGTACAGGTGACAGCGACTCCGGCGGAGATTACCACTCCAGGTTTCGAGCCTTTCGACATTACGACTGGGACGAGTGATACTCTCAAGCTCCGTGTCGACGGTGGAGCGGAGAAGACGATCACGTTCCTCCCTGGTTCAACCACTGCATCAGCCATCAAGAGCCAAATTGATTCGGCTCTGATTTCTGGGTTGACTACGAGCGTCTTTACAACGAACGACGGCAAGCTTCAGGTGAAGTTCTCTGCTCAGACGTCTATAGTCATCGGAGCAGGAAACGCCAACGGAGTTCTTGGGCTGACCTCGGGTCAATCCACGTCTCGCAACAACGTCTTCAAGGTCTACCAGCGTCCTATTGTGGATGGTACCTCTGGGGGCATCACGACCACGGATCCTTCCAAGGTGGTTGTGAAAGTCAATGGCATCCAGGTGATCCCCACTTCGGTGGATGGGGCAAATGGTGCTGTGACGTTGGCGCTTGCTCCGGCGGTCGGATCGTCTGTGACAGTCACCTATTTTGCCAACACTTGGCAGGATACGTTTGACTATTTGCCGAATACCTTGGTGACGAACGTCATCATGGCTGGCATTTCCCCTGGCCGCTCCGACTACATCCAGAATCAGGATTTCGTGATCGCGAATCCGAGCTCGGACGTCTCAGTGGTGCACTGGGGCGCGAGCTACTCGGTCTCGTCGATTCTCCGTACACCTGGAGCAGAGCTGCTCAATGACTCCCAGATCATCCCGTCTCTCGTAGACGACAAGATGTATGGGGCGCTCTGCACTCGTTTCGTGGACTCTTCGGCTGTTCCAGCTCGTACGAGCGACCGCGAGTTCCTTTTGCCTGAAATCCCAACAACGGGTAATGGGCGAGACACTCCTCTGTCCACGTCGACCTTCTCTTCGGTGGCCAACAGCCGTCAGGCTGTGACGTCGAATCGTCCTGACCTTGTGACTGTGTACGTAGGTCGTACGCTTCGTGATGCCATGAGCCGTTCGGCCGTGAAGGTTACGGCAGTGGAAGGCACTACCCGTAAGGTCACGCTTCGTGATCCTGTGTCGCCGGACTCGAACGCATACGCGACTTTCTGGTACAACCGCCTTGCCGACGACACCTATGTGTTGACCAACAAGGTTGCTGGGCCAGTGGGTACGGGGCAATACGAAGTCTTTTCGACTTTGTTCAACTCCAACCTCTACCACGTCAAGTTTGGTTCCAAGGGCGGCGGTCTCTCGGAGACGGTCAAGTGGCCGCGTGATGTGGAGCAGGTGCCTGACGCCATGCATGTTGGTGGCGTCCCAGTCAGCGAGACCGTCACGGTCACGTTCGGCTCTGAGGCTGCGACTAACGCTGTATTCACGAACAGAGGCGCTGGCCCTTGGTCGTTCTACAGCCCGAACTCGTCCACGTGGCGTACAAACATCAACGGGGCTGGTGCTCTGAGCACGAACCTTGTGACCGCTACTCGCGGCTACCTGGCCAGCTCTGCTGTTACCAATCCTGGTACTATCACCATCACGACGGGCACCAACGACACGTTGGCCCTTACGATTGATGGCACTGACGTGGATGTGACTTTGACGGCTGGTGCACGTACCGCCAGTCAGATCGTCACGGACATCAATGCTGCGATCGATGCGGCTCTCACCGGCACTAACAACCTGTGCACAAAG